TACAAAAACGTTAGATGAATCAGGTAAAACAAGTGCTACACAGATAATTCTAAGAGAAGTAACAGGATCATTTAATGGTACTGCTATTGAACTTGTAAACAATCCAGGTGGTAGTGAAACTGTAGTTGCAACATCAGCATTGGTTACTAGCACAGCAGCTATTGCAGACGGTGTAAGTGGAGATCCTATAGACTTCCAAGCAGAAACTATATCAAACGGAAGTGTATCAAGAAATACTACACAAGGTAGAGATGGTCTTGCTGTATATCCAATGGTTGAAGTTGCAAACGCAAGTGAAAGCAAAACTGGTAATCCTGGTGATGCATCACGTAGTGATATTAACATAACAGTAACTAGATCAGAAGATGCTACAAGTGTTAACTTACAATATCAAGCAGAAAGTTTACTAGATGCAGATGTTAATACAAACGCAGACATACAACAACAAAAACTATTAATGCAAAAGGCTCCTGTATTACAGGACAGTGACGACTTTGAAGACTTTACTACTAATGGTAGAAGAGTAAGTCAAGCAAACAAAGGTATTGCTGCGTTCTCTGCAGATGCATTTGCTGAAGATCAAATATTTGTATTCACAGGATCTATTAGTGCAAACGTAGGCGATATTATAACACAAGGTTCTAGTACTGGTTACATTGATAAAGTTATTAATGGCACTACTCTTAAAGTTAGAACAAGTGATACATTTGTTACAGGTGGAGCAACAACATGCTTTATTACACCAATAACAACATTTAACTTACCTGGAAGTGCTAACGCTGTACAACAGACTTCAAGCATAAAAGGAACACCGGTTGATTCAACTAGAACTATTACTACAATAGAAAAAACTGGTTTTGTTAATGTTAAAGATAGAGGTATAACATTTGATAAGATTCAAGATATTCCAGAAAAAACTGTAATTGGTAGAGGTGACATTGGTGACCCTGCATACAATACAGACGGTATACCATACGCTGTTAGTTTTGATCAAATTATTGATTTAGGCGGGGCAATACAAGATAAGGATTTTGCAAACAGTACAATTACAGAAGTTGGCGGTTGGGTAATACAAACCGAAGGACTTGTTAGTGTTGCAAACGGTGCAACTGTAAGTTCAGGTGGTGTTAGTGCAACTGTACAAGGCGCTGTTACAAGTGAAAATAAAATTATTGTTATAAATGCAACTAGTACTTTCCCAGGAACAGGAACACTTGCAGGAGTAACAGCAGACAGTCATGCATCTGCAGCAACTATTGTAAGTGCAACTCAATTCTCAAGTTCGGGTGAAGCACTAGTTAAAATGGCTGAAGGTGTATATGGTACTACACAGATTACTAAAGCAGGTGAAGGTAACCAATTAGTACGTACACTTGATAGTAACGATCAAAACGATCTAACATTTGTTTCAGCAAACACTGAAGGATTTATTAATGTTAAAGGATTGTTAGTTGATAGTCGTAGAGCATTAGATACACGTACTGCCAGTGGCGATACATTCTTAGACATTTATACACCAAACGAAAATTTAGCAATGAGCATATCAGGTGTTACTCCTGGCGCTAGTGAAGTTGACGAAAGTATAGTTGAAATTCCTACAGCAAGTGTTGACATTGGTGACATGGGTATAAGAGTAGAGCAAGTTACTTTACCGGCAACAGGCAAAAACGGTCATGCCAGTGTGTTCCAACAGAACGCATCTGGTAATACGCCAGCAAATAGTAAACCACATTTGGCTGTTGATTGGGTGTTTACAAACTTTATTCAAGACCCAGACGATCTAACAGCAACTGGTTCAGGTATTGCATTAGGTGCAGTTACACCATTAACAACTGCTGGTCAAACAGCAATTATTGCTAACGGTAAAAAAGCATTATTAGCAGATGCAACAGGAGTTGTACTAAGATCAGGAGACGTCGATGTACTAACAGCATTATCAGGAACAACCACAGTTAAAAATGCATTTACTGTTGAAGGTAATACAACACTTGGCAGTGGCGATGATACATTAAGTATTGGGTCAACTATCATTACTGATGTTGACTTGCAAAGAACTAATGCAGACTCCGCAGGTTATACTTTAGACATTATTAAGAAAACAAGTAGTGTTGCAAACGCAGACGGTGTTGGTACTATTAACTTTAGAAGCAATGATAGTGCAGGACCAATTGCTACTTTACATACATACGGTGCTATAAAATCAACAATAGCCGATATTGCAACTGCAAGTAAAGATGGTAAACTTGAATTACAAGTACAAAGAAATAATACTCTTACTACAGCAATAGCAATTGACGATGAAGTTGATGTTACTGGCGTATTAAATGTTAGTGGCGCACTAAATGCATCTAGTACATTGAATGCAAACTTAACTACTGACGCAACTAGCACATCTTCAGGATCATTGATTGTAGATGGTGGTGCAGGTATTGCTAAGAAACTATACGTCGGTGGCAACTTTGACATAGGTGGTAAGTTTAATGTAACAGCATCTAGTGGTAATACAGATATTGACGGTACTCTTGTTGTCAACGATACAACTGATGCATCAAGTTCAACAACAGGGTCAGTAATAATTGACGGTGGTGTTGGCATTGCTAAGAAATTGTATGTTGGAAGTGATTTAGATGTTACAGGAAATGCTGTAATTGACGGTGACTTAACCGTTAGTGGAAACTTTGACTTAGGTGATGATGTTACTGCTGATACATTTACTATTGCAAGTACACTTGACACACCACATATTAAAATTAGAAATACACAAGAAAACAACGGTGTTAGTGATAATATAATTGAATTCTTCCATGACACAGCAACACCAGCTGATAACGACTACTTAGGTTCATTACACTTTAAGATGGACAATTCGGCAATTGCCACTGACGGTGGTGTTAATTCTGAAATGGTTGTTAGAGCTGTTGATGTAACTGGAGGCAGTGAAAAATCTACGTTTGACTTCTTAACAGCTAGTGGAACTAATGCATCTGCATTAAAATTCCAAATTGGTACTGATGCAGTTATAACTCATGCAAGTATTTTGCCTGATGCAAATGAGTCAGTGGACCTTGGTGCTGCTGGTCAAACGTTTGGACAAGTACATGCATCAGCATTTGTTGGACCAGTAAATGGGGATATTACAGGTGATATTACAGGTGATGTAACTGGTGACTTAACTGGTAATGCTGACACAGCAACTAGTTTGAAAGACGGCTCAGCTAATGAAGTACCGTACCAAAGCGCCACAGGCACAACTAGTTATGTAGCAGCAAACACAACAGCAACACAAAAATTCTTAGCAATGACTAATAGTGCAGCTCCAGTATGGGACACACTTGATGCAAGTGCTGTTGACAGTGGTACATTTGCTGATGCTAGAATACCAAGTTTAAATGCAAGTAAAACTAATGCTGGTACATTTGATGCTGCTAGAATACCAAATTTAAATGCAAGTAAAATTAATGCTGGTACGTTTGATAGTGCTAGATTACCTGACTTGGCAGTTAGCGACTTTGGTGGATCAGCTGTTCAAACAGGCACTGAAGTTGCAGCTGATGGTTCAAGTTTAACTGACAACGATACTTCATTCTTAACAGCAGGTGCTATTAAAAACTTTGTTGAAGGTAAAGGATATGCTACAAGCTCAGGTGGAGTTTCAGATGCAACGAACGCAGCTAATTTTGCTGTTAACACTGCAGGTACACCAACTACTGGTAGTTTTAATGTTGTATTAGTTGCTAGTAACACTGGTAATAATGCGGCAAGAGTAGACAGCGGAGGACTTAGTTTTAATGTTGGTAATCAAACACTTAATACTACAGCATCGTCAGCAAACTACGCTGACTTGGCAGAGAAATATGTAGGCGACGAAGCATACGAACCAGGTACTGTTGTTGTATTTGGCGGTGATGAAGAAATTACTGCGTGTACAATAAAAGGTGATCGTAAAGTAGCAGGTGTTGTATCAACTGATCCTGCATACTTAATGAACAATCAGTTAGAAGGCGATACTGTTATTCCATTAGCACTAACAGGGCGTGTTCCTTGTAAAGTAATTGGTACTGTTGCTAAAGGTGACATGCTTGTAACTAGTGCTGTTCCTGGATATGCTATTGTTGATAACGATCCTAAGATGGGTACTGTAATTGGTAAGGCTGTAGGAACAAAAGAAGATGACGGCAAAGGCACTGTAGAAGTTGTAGTTGGTCGCTTATAATAAATACATGTACACAGGAGTTAAATAGATGGCATTAAAAACAATTAATTTAGGAAATGTTGCTAACGACGGAACAGGTGACGATTTAAGAGAAGCATTTGAAAAGGTTGTATTTAACTTTTCTGATTTAGATGCTAGAACTCCTGAAGCAACTACTGTAACAAATTTAGGAACAGGAAGCGGACTTTACTTTGATACAAACGTAAACGATTTAAGATTTAAATCATTAATCGGCGGACAAAATGCAACACTAACATCAACAGATAATGAAATTACAATTGACGTTGATGCAGGTGTAACACAGTTTGTCGTTGCAGGAGACACCGGTAGTTTAACGGTAACTGAAAATACTACAGTTACTATACAGGGCGGAACTTTAGTAACTACTACAAGAGACGGTAATAACATTAGAATTGATTCTAGTGCATTGGGTAGTCTTTCACAAGACCCAGCACCGCAACTAAGTGCTTCTTTAGACGCAAACGGACAAAGTATTGGCAACATACAAACGCTGACAGCAGTTAGTGTACTAGGTAATCTTACTGGTAATGTTACTGGTAATGTACACAACATTGATATTAGAGAGTTAGACTTTTATCGTCAACCTAGTAACAGTTGGGACTTTGGATCTATTGGTGATGTAGCAGTTACAAATATTTACGACTTTTTATTTAAAACAGTAAACGTAGACTTTGGTGGCATTGCTTCAGCAACTCCTAACATAACACTAGATGCTGGCTCAATTAATATACCGGCATTCTAAATAAAGGAATAACCTTGAATGGCGAACATCTGGACAGTACAAAATAACCTAAGTTTAGGAACATATAACGAATCAGTATCATTAAGTGGTGCTAACGCAATTCAGTTAGCAGTTCCTGTTGGTACTACAATAGCACTGATTAGCGGAAACATTCCTCCAGGTTTAAGAATTGACGGTACAACTCTTAGAGGTACTCCGCTAGAAGTTGCAAGAGAAACAGAATTTAAATTTGTACTAAGAGCAACACTTAACAACGAAGTTGAAGATAGAACTTTTAAAATTACGATTGTAGGTGCTGATGCTCCTGTGTGGGTTACACCACAAGGCGAATTAGCACTTGGTAACAATGATGCATTATATGTTTTAGACTCAAGTCCAATAAACTATCAATTGCAAGCCACTGATAAAGATTTAGCAGCTGGACAAAATTTAGAATACTTTATAGCATCGGGGGACGGACAATTACCACCGGGTATTACATTATCATCTACAGGCTTAATTAGTGGAGTTGTTGATCCAGTATTAGCGTTAGACAAATTAGCAGCTCAAGGTTATTATGATGATAACGCATACGGAGCATATGCATTTGACTTTGGTACAAGACCGGCAAACGGTTATGATAGTTATTTTTATGACGTAGACACATATGACCTAAGTGTACCAACAAAGTCACCTAAAAAACTTAATAGGAATTATCAATTTACTGTAAGTGTATCAGACGGTGATACCGTGGCTAAACGTAAATTTAGAATTTATGTAGTCGGTGATGATTTCTTAAGATCAGACAACACTATATTACAAATTGGTGATGCGACATTTAGTGCAGATAATACACACGTTAGAACTCCTATATGGCTAACACCAGGAAACCTTGGATACCGACGTGCAAATAATTATGTTACTTTATTTTTAGACATTGTTGATAAAGAAACACTGTCAGGATTTGTTGGGTTTACATTAGAAGATGTAAACGACGACGGTACTCCTAGTGTTATTCCTCCAGGATTAGAACTTGATAGTGCTACAGGTGAATTAGCAGGTGTTGTTCCATATCAACCAGCGGTTACAAAAGAATACAAATTTACTGTAAATGCTGTTCGTTATGCAGCAACAGGAACAACTACATTTGAAAATGTAGATATTGTTATACACGATAATGCTGTAAAAGGTGACACAGTAATTAAAATTAAGAAAAACAATAGACTTCTTGATTTATTAGATCAAACTATCACTATTAAAGGACAAACGTATTTGATAACAGAAGTTAATAATGCTATATTAGCATTTGATACTATTACTATCAATAGACCTTTAGAAACATACACAAGAGCAGGTCTTGTGTTTACAGAAGAACTTACTGATAGCACAACTAGTACACTCGAAGCAAACAAAAAGAAAACATTTACAGTAACATTACTAGGCGAAGTTGATTCAACTATTACATGGTTATCAGGTAGTAATTTAGGTATTATTGGAGCAAACTATACAAGTGTATTTGCTGTTAAGGCTAAAACATCTGTACCAAATGCTGTTATAAGATATACATTGACTAGTGGTAGATTACCGCCCGGACTTACACTTGCACTTGATGGTGAAATATTTGGTAAGGTAAGACAGTTTGGTGAAAACTATTATAGATCTTTTTGGAAATCAGGAAGGGTATATAACGCTGGAGATGTTGTAAATTATAATGGAAACTTGTATCTTGGAAATAGTACACATACTTCAAGTGGATCTTTTAGCACTGATTTAATTACTAAATGGGAGCCTTACAAATTTGTTAAATCAGGATTACCAACTTTTGATTCTGGTGAATTAGTACTTGACGGAGACAGTACAACTGTTGATAAGTCTTATACATTTACAGTTAATGCAGAAGACCAATTTGGATTTAGTGCAACAACAAAATCATTTACTATTAATGTTGACGATCCAAATGATTTTGTGTACAGTAATTTAATTGTACAACCAATGATGAAAGAAACACAAAAAGCACTCTTTAATAACTTTATTAGTGATCCTACTATCTTTACTCCGAGTGATATTTATAGACCAAGTGACATACAGTTTGGTATACAGAACCAAATTAAAATGTTAGTGTATGCAGGAATTGAAACTAAGTTTATACAAGACTATGTTGCAGCTGCTTCTAAAAACCATAAACGTAAGAAATTTAAATTTGGTAATATAAACACGGCTATTGCAAAAATACCAGGAACAAATGATTCAGTATACGAGGTTGTATATGTAGATATAATTGACCCAGCAGATACTAACAAAGGTGTTGTTAGAGAAAGTATAAAAATTAAAACTAATAATGCACTTAAAATTAATCAATCAAATTTTGAAACACAGGATAACTCATCAGGAACAATAGATCAAAACAGTGATAGATTTAGACCTAAAACTAATCCTATAGACATAAGCAGCGATGCTGTCAAAATTAGTGAAAATTTAGATAACAAACGATACATAAGTAACATAACGAATATGAGAAACCAACTTGCTAAAGTCGGTGTTTCAGATGGGAACTTCTTGCCATTATGGATGAGAACCCCACAAGAGAACAGTATTGAAGAACTAGGATATATTACAGCAGTTCCGTTGTGTTATTGTAAGCCTGGTCAAAGTGCTGACATAATTATAAACATTAAAAACAGTGGATTCGACTTTAGTACATTAGAGTTTGAAGTTGATAGATATGTAATTGATTCAACTAAAGGTAATAGTGAGGAACAATACATCCTTTTCGCAAACTACGAGTTTAATATTTAATAACGATAAATAGTTGTAGGAGAACATAAAACATGGCAAGTAATATAACCAACGCAAATATAGACGCTGACTTTCCAATAGCAGGTCAGGATAACGATAGCCAAGGCTTTCGTGATAACTTTAGTGAAATTAAAACAGGCTTAGGTACAGCGGCTACAGAAATAACATCTTTGCAAACAACTACTGCAAAGTTAAATGCAAACAATACTTTTTACGATAGTGAAAATGCTGTTCCAGTCGAATTAATTAATCCAAGATTAAGAGAAATTACTAAAACTTATCATCAAACAGGTTCTCAAGGTAGTGCTCAACAAGTATCACCGTTTGATGTTTCTTTTTCAGGTATTGAAGGCGGACATTATCATAAAATTACAGTTGGTGCAGTATCGCCAAGTGTTAGTGCAAACATGACAGTAAATGTTAGTGGTTGGCCAGCATCAGGTGAATATGCAGAGATGCGTTGTGAAATTTTTGCTCAATCAGGACATGCTATAACAGTTACTTGGGCAGCAGGCTTAGGTAGCGTTTTAAAAACTGACGGTAACGCAATATGGGATTCATTTGTTGTTAACAGTTCAGCTAATCCGCACATTGTTGATTTTTGGACAACAGATGGCGGTAATACTGTATATGGCAGATATCTAGGACAATATTCTTAAGAATGACACACCCTCTAACAAAAGTTGGAACATTAAAGGATAACGAGTTAGAAGATAAAATTATTGATCTAAGTTCTCGTTATTGGAAAACAACTAATCCAGAAGTACAACAACAAATCATGCTAATTCTTGATGATTATAGACAAGAACTTAGTGCTCGTCGTGCAAAACAGCAAGTTAAAGAACAAAATGGCGAAAATGATCTTGACAATTTAATTAATATCAGTTAAACTGTATACATGCTTATGAAAACTGACGAACTCGGTATACCACGATTCTCTAACAAAGATTTAGTCGATATGATCTATACAGGTCATATGGATAAAGTTCATGTGGTTTTGTGCGATGCAAACGACGATGTAGATAAGTTTAACAAGGCTATGGAAGAACAGGGTCTAGACAAACTACAAAAGTATATTCCACTAGATGTAGATCAAAAGACTTTTGACGGTGTATGTCAAGGTGAATGGTTTATGCCTGATGAATACAAAGACATTAATGTATATGAATATGTGCTGGGCAAAGCAGAAACACCTTGTCCGCAACACATACAAGACCGTATATGGGAAGAATTAGATGCTTTTAAAGAACGTGATATGCACAACTTATTACGTTATATGATCTATCTAGTAGACTTTATGCGTGAGAATGATATTGTATGGGGTGTAGGTAGAGGTAGTTCAGTAGCAAGTTATGTGTTATACTTAATAGGTGTACACAAAATTAATTCAATTCAGTTTGACCTGGATTGGCGCGAGTTCCTTAGATAAATACGTATATAATAGGAGAATTATAATGGCAATGAATAAAAACGCAAACAAAGTTTACAAGACTATGAAGGGTAAAACCGTAGACTTAGAACTTTTAAGACAAAAAAATGAAATGACTCCAGCTGTCGGTAATGCTAGAGTTAATGCACGTGGCGACGAATTAGGCCCAGGTGGCAAAATTATACGTAAAAAAGAAGATGTACTTAGAGATTACTATGCAGATAATCCAGCAACTGTACCTGACGAAAGTGTAGGAAAAATTGTTGCAGATGAACCTGCGGCAGTAGAAGAATCAACATCTAAGCCTAAAACAACTAGAGCTCAAAAGAAAGCAGCATCTAAAGAAGTAGTAAATGAACCTACCGAAGCTGAACTTGCTGAGTTTGATGACGAATGGGTAGAAGATGAAGATGGCAATTTTGTTAAAAAAGGTGACTAATGTCTGAATATATTGATTATGACCGATTAACACAAGGTCAAAAAGGTGTCAAAATGACACACAAGGGGAAGCCTAGAGCAATAGGTAATCGTGTACTTGTTACCGGTATGGACTTTGGTGAACAAAAAACTGAAGGCGGAATTATTATTGCAAGTGACGATGGAAAAACTAGAGGCATCTATCCTCGCTGGGGCCAAGTATATTCAAAAGGCCCAAAGAACAAAGATGTCTATAATGTAGGACAATGGGTTCTAGTCGAACACGGTCGATGGACTAGAAGTTTTGAATGCGACACTGGCGAAGAAGTTTTAGTACTTAGAATGGTT